CTCGTAAGTTTGCTATGAATGAGTTATTGAACATCGTTGAGATTGTCCGAATCGGTGTGCGTGATAAGGTTATTGACCCTAAATGGTTTCCCGTCTTAATTTCAAAAATTAGTGTTAAGGCAGAAGAAAGAAAGGAGGGTGAGGATTTTACAAAAACTCGCGTTATATTTATAGCGTGTATGATTCACTTACTTATGGATAAAGTTCTTTACTCTAAGTTCATGAAAGGTTCTTATATGCGTGATGCTTGTATGATCACACACAAATGGCGAAAGGGAGGTGCTCAGTATTTGGCTAATAAAATGGGTTATATGCGTGATGATATGTTTTATTTCACGTTTGACGTTATTAACTTTGATCAGTCTGCTTTTGCGTCTGTTATTAGTCTTATACTTCTTATGCCCCTGATTAACATGGATGATGATGGGTCTGAAAGTTATAAACTTGCTCGTGCATTTATGATACAAAGGGCGCACGAAATGTCAGTAAAAATAGTTAAGTGGATAGGAGATGAATTTAGGATGATAATTGGACAGATTTTCTCAGGTTTATTGGTAACAAGTTGGATAGATACTATGTATATGACCATTGCTTCTCGTAGCGTATACATGTTAATTTATCTGGAGATTTTAAAAAGGGATCCTGAAAAGGCAAAAAGGTTTCATGAATCAATGTTGCGTTTTATAATATATGGTGATGATAGTGGTCATGGTGTCCAGGAAGAGTTTTACAATGATGTTATAGGCGAAGTTACCGATGAATATCCCCTGGGAAATTTCCAACGTAAGTGTGAAATGTACTTTGGTTTAAAGTTTAAACCTTCTCAAACTTTCCTTTTCAGGAGACAGGGCCATTATAGTCCGTTTTTAACAGTTATCAAACCCCATTATACAAAAGGCGGTAAATTAATTAGACATGAGATTTTACAACAAGGGCCTGTTTTCCTAAAACGTTCTTTTGTTAATATGAAGTTGAATGGTAAATGGTGCGTTATGCCTTGGAGACATGAGGATGATTATTTCCACCGATTAGCAGTTAGTTCTAAGGATGTTGTCTATAATCCTGATAAGTGGAGGTCCAAATATTTGGGTTTATTGATAGATACCATGGGTACCAATGCATTGAGTTATTCTTTGTGTAAAGGTATGTTCTATGGCTTAACTAATCTACCAATGAGTTTTAGATTACGTAGTCAAGGAGGTATTTATTATCCACCTACTGAAAATGGCAAAATCCCGGATGATATATTTGCTAGTACTCCAGATGTTGTAGATCTACAAAGATTAATAGATGAAGGTGAAGAAAGAATGAAGAAATCGATGGAAAAAACGGGTATAGATGGAAGATCATTGATAAAGGCACTTGATCAGTCATGGTTATTAAATGAGTTTATATGGGATGAGGATTGGAGAACTGCGTGGGCTGTTTATTACAAGATAGAAATGTATGATGGATATGGAAATGTTAAGTTAGCTGAGTGGCATAGTGAAAATAATACCCCTTATGAGTATTTACAAGCAAGTGAGATAGAATTCGATGATCCTAGCTTTGGATAGGATGGTTGTAATGTTCATATTATCTTTATATTATAGTTATTTGTTTCGTT